CTTATATTTTTCCCCGGGGGCATTTTTGGCTCTTACCCTTACGGATATTTATCGGGAACATTGGTTGAATTTTTTAACGACTTGCGTGATGTGTACTTTTGAGACGAGTGCTGGATCCTTTTCCTGTTCCGGTTTTGGTCCAGCCGGCGCTCCTTTCGGGGTCCAGCACTCTTCTCAGAAGTACACTGAAACATTATTGAAAGGATATTAATAGTGCATACAGACCGACAGCAAGAGTTGGAAGAACCAATCTGAAGTGAGGTGAAACGTGAATGGCTGTCAGTAGAAAAAATTCAAGCGGCACCGTTCAGCGTAAGTTCGCCCCTGCAACAGATTTAGAAGCTCGTGAAAACCAACTCATTAGTTTGGCTGTTGATGCAGCTGAACGAGAATTGTTAAAAGACAATCCATCAAATCAGGTTGTCTTGCATTACTTGAAGCTCGGAACGACAAAGCTTCAGTTGGAAAAGGAAAAGTTACGCAGAGAGAACTTGCTGCTTGAAGCCAAGGCAAATGCGATCGACGCCGCAGCAAAAACGGATGAGCTCTATCAGCAGGCTATCGAAGCCATGCAGATCTATTCGGGCTCAGTGAATCGAGGAGATTCGCTATGAGAAACTATCGAGAGCTTTCGAGGTTAAAAACTTTTGACGAGAGGTTTGAGTATCTAAAGATTGGCGGACTTGTTGGAGAGTCCACGTTTGGGTTTGAACGATACTTAAATCAAACGCTATACAATTCGTCAAAATGGAGAAGACTGCGGAATCAGATCATTATTAGGGATAATGGATGCGACCTTGGGGTTGAAGGGTATGAGATTCAGGGAATAATCATTGTCCATCACATGAATCCTATCAGTGTCGACGATTTGAAGGATTTTTCAGACGACATCTTTAATCCGGAGTATCTGATCTGTGTTTCTCTTACGACTCATAACGCTATACATTATGGAGATAAGAGCCTTATACCGCAAGAGCCTATAGAGCGAAGACCCGGTGACACATGCCCATGGAAAGAGTGACATCATGCATTCGGGATTTACATTTCGTCTTGAGACCGGAGGCGAATACATGGAGAAAGACCATCGGTGTGAATTTTATGAACTCTGTGAAGACTGTCATCCAGAAACAGAGATGGCCGAAAAACGAAAAACATGCGACAGCGAACGATGCAAAAGATGTGGCGTTTACTGGGCATTTCGAGATGGGTATCTTGGACTTGACGAAGAATAAGGAGGATAACAAAAATGAGCAAGTATGGATTCAACTGGAAAGTCGGCACCTATACAGCCAGCTCCAATTTCTGCTGGAGCAGCTATCAGCGAAAATGCCACAGATGCTACGGAGTCTGACATTACTTTGCTTGTGATGAATGTTCCGGTCAACCCTGATCCGGAGTCTGAGAATCCAAATGCCCTCGTATACGTTCTGGCTAGTAATACGGATGACGAGTGGGCGAATGACATCGGAGACACGATTGCCAGCACTTCAGGCTATCTGACCGCGACAATGATCTTTGGCGATGTTAATGCCGCTCTGACCGTTGACGAATGACGGGATGCCGGAGACAAGGTGTATTTCCAGATTTATGCCACCGACGACGAGTACAAAGTTCTCGACCGAACCAAGATTACTGTCGAGATTCCTGGAACCTAATTTGGTTTTACTATGAATTAGGATTTGACGAGGACTAGGATCTGGAACTTACTTTGTTAAAATTGCCTATTTTATAAGCAAAGGAGAAAAACTATGGAAAAGTTAATGCTGTCTGCCCCATGGGTTACCTATATTCATGAACTTCAGCTGCTGTTCGAACAGGACGCTGATATTAGAATGGTCGTCGACAGTAATTTGCTGGAAGTCAAGCTGTATGTAGAAGACTGGCGAAAAGCTGATGCGCTTTCAAAGCTGCTTCCTCAGGAGAAAGTTTTTGGAAACGTGACACTGAAAATTGAAGTTATTCCGGCCAATCATGGGGATGGCTCCGCCTTCTCTCTGATTCAGGATGCGTTTAAAGGCAACCCTGTATTTGTTGGGGCCGAGAGCACGTCTAGGACGATTGGCACATTCAATTACGCGGTGTTTAAGAAGGAAGTTGCTCAGTTCTTTAATGACCAGCTCGATGACATTAATGGCAACAAATCCATGCTTTATCAGGACATCGCGAAGGACGTACTTGGCGAAAAGGATGGAGTGTTCTACTGTACGCACTGGTGTGAAACCAATGAATAATTGAGGTGAGACAGATGCCTTACACTGCGCATGATTTTCAGAGTGGAGACATTCTGATGGCAGAAGATCTTAATGACATGGATGAGCAAATTGCTTCTCTAACGGAAACTGTTGAGTCCGGCGGAGCTGGTGGCAGTTCTTATACAATCAATGCCGGTGAGACCGGAGTTGAGATTGTTATGAACTCGCAGAACAGCGGAACATGATTTTTGTTGAAAGGAGGAAGTCGCTTTGGAAGAGAGCATTCTGATGTGCATCAAAAAGATGCTTGGACTTGGGGCTGATTACACGCCGTTTGACACAGATATTATCGTCATGATTAATTCTGCGCTTATGACACTGACTCAGGCTGATGTCGGCCCTAAGGAAGGGTTTCGCATTACGGGGATGAGCGAGTCCTGGAGCGACTTCCTCACAAATGAAGTTATGCTCGAAGCCGCTAAACAGTACATATACATGAAGGTTCGGATGGTGTTTGATCCACCATCCAGTTCGATTGTGATGGACGCTTTGAAGACGCAGTCTGAAGAGTACTTATGGCGGCTGATCGCACAGGCTGAATCTGTTGAAACCTTCGATTTTATGTCGGAGGTGTAACTGATGAACGCTTTACTTTCCGAAAAAGAATCAGATCAGATCCGAGGCCATCGATTTAAGATCTCACCTGTCTGCGACGCGGATCTGGTCGACTATGAGGAACTGTACGACGAGCTTTTCTCACGGATGGAGCACAGCATCGGTGCTCAGATCCGGCCTGTGAACAAAGACAAAGACGACGGTGGTGATGCGTAATGCTGTATGAAGATAACTGGCTTGCTCATCACGGCATTAAAGGTCAAAAGTGGGGAGTACGAAGATTTCAATACGATAACGGGTCGTACACTCCTGAGGGAAAAGAGCGTTACAGACACGATTCGGAAAAGACTTTGAAAACGCCTGAATCCCTGTCAAAGTTCTTGAAGAACGTGAAGTACAAGGAATTTGATGTTCTAATGTCTTCAGAAGAAGTTAGAGAGCAGAAGCGTGGATCATGTCATGATCAAGTAATGTTTGAAATGGATCAGCTTAGAAAAATGGGTTATGATCCTAAGGCGTGCTTCGTCATGGAACATGATGGAAATCAAGGCGGAATGACACATTCTTTTGTTTATTATGCCGACAAAGGAAAAGTCAATTGGCTCGAAAACGCGTGGTCTGAGCGTGCAGGGATCACTTCGTACAATTCTTTTAAGGATATTAAAAACGAAATACGAAAAGCTCATTCGACTGGAGAATACGGAGATATTTCTGCATTTCCTGAAATAGAATTCGGAGAATTCAACGATTTAGAACACATTCCTGGCGAAACTCTTCAGGAACTCGTCGATAAATGTTTGAAATGAAAGGGGCGTAGCATAATGCTTTCAAATACCGCTACGCCGAAGTATTACGGAATGTTCCGGGATCAGGTTCTGCGGGGAGAGATTCCTGTATGCAAAGAGATCGAGATGGAGATGAACCGGATTGACGGTCTCATTCGGAACCCGCAATTCTACTACGATATCGATGCCGTAGAAGGTTTCGTTAAGTTCTGCGAGAATGAGCTGACCCTGACTGACGGGTCAGATCTTTTTCTTTTGGACACTTTTAAACTTTGGGCTGAAGAGATATTCGGGTGGTACTACTTTGTGGATCGGAGTATTGCTGTCCAGAATGCTGATGGGCATGGGATCCACTATGAGACGAGGAAGGTCAAGAAGCGGCTTGTGAACAAGCAGTATCTGATCATTCCCCGCGGTGCCGCCAAGTCGATGTACGATATGTGCATTCAAGGCTACTTTCTGACTGTGGATACGTCTACAACTCAGCAGATTACGACGGCACCTACAATGAAGCAGTCCGAGGAGGTCATGTCTCCACTTCGGACGGCTTTGGCGCGGGCAAGAGGCCCGCTGCTTAAGTTTATGACTGAAGGAAGTCTTCAGAACACAACCGGCAGCAAAGCAAACCGCCAGAAGATGGCTTCGACGAAAAAGGGCGTTGAGAACTTCTTGACCAATTCGATTCTTGAGATTCGTCCTATGTCTATGGACAAACTTCAGGGACTTAGAAGTAAGATCAACACCGTGGACGAGTGGTTGTCCGGCGCGATCCGGGAGGACGTCATCGGAACGCTGGAGCAGGGCGCATCCAAGAACGATGACTATCTGATCATCGCGACGAGCTCTGAGGGCACTGTTCGAAACGGACCAGGCGATACAATCAAAATGGAACTGATGGACATACTTCGGGGCGACTATTACAACCCGCATGTGTCCATTTGGTATTACAAGTTGGACGACCTGAAGGAAGTTGAGGAAGGGAAGACAAATCCGATGGTCTGGCTGAAGGCGAATCCGAATCTGGGCAAGACCGTCAGTTTCGAGACCTATCTTCTGGACGTTGAGCGCGCAGAGAAGACGCCGGCTGTCCGGAACGATATTCTGGCGAAGCGCTTTAACATCCCGATGGAAGGGTACACTTACTTCTTTACCTATGAGGAGACGCTTCCGCACAGGCGGCGGGATTTCTGGCAAATGCCATGTTCTATGGGAGCCGACCTTTCGCAGGGAGATGACTTCTGCGCGTTTACTTTCCTGTTCCCGCTCGGGAGAGGACAGTTCGGCGTGAAGACAAGATGCTATATTACATCGCTCACTTTAAGTAAGCTTCCGGCCGCCATGCGAATGAAGTATGACGGCTTTATTAATGAAGGAAGCCTTATCATCATGGAGGGCACAGTTCTCGAGATGATGGACGTTTATGACGATCTCGACCGGCACATTCAAGAGTCAGGTTATGACGTCAGGACGTTCGGATTCGACCCATATAACAGCAGGCAGTTTGTTGAAAGATGGGTTCGGGAAAATGGGGAATTCGGCGTCGAGAAGGTCATTCAGGGCGCGAAGACGGAGAGCGTTCCGCTTGGAGAGCTCAAGAAGCTGAGCGGGGAAAGAGCTTTGATCTTCGATCAGGACATCATGTCCTTTGCAATGGGGAACGCCATTACGCTGGAGGACACGAATGGCAACAGAAAGCTTTGGAAAAAGAGATATGATCAGAAGATCGACTCTGTTGCTGCTATGATCGATGCCTATGTGGCCTATAAGCTGAATACAGACATGTATGAATAAATTTTGGAGGTACGCCGTTATGGGCAAGTATTATGCTGTAAATTATGAAAAGGATGAGAATTCTCTTGCGCACTATGGCGTCCCGAAGATGCAATGGGGTAAACGGCGCTACCAGAATCCTGACGGATCTCTTACACCGGAGGGACGTGAGCATTACGGCGTAGGAAAGGCCAGAGATTCCAAAGGCGGAAATTCAGGAGACTCCAAAGGAGAAAATGCCAGGCCCACTAATAATGCGGGTTTTCGCCGTTCGGGCGGTCCTGCCAGAGGAATGCCCGGTCCGTTAGAAGTTTCCGCAACTACTTATGCCGTAAACAGGACAAGATACGAACTTCGCAAGCGGAATGCACGGAAAGAAGTTGACAGGGCCGGGCTCAATAAAGATAAAGAGCGCGTCACAAAAGACGACATCGAATGGATGTCCCGGCATTACAATAAAAAAGAGCGGAGCAAGATTATACAGAGAATGAAAGATAATCCGAAAATGTCTTTCAGCAAAGCAGAAGAGCCGGTGCATAAAGAGCAGACCAAGCGGTATTTGCGGAATACGGCGGCGTTTATGGCTGCGAGCGTTGCAATACCGGCTCTTTTGGCTATGACCTACAATAATCGTCAAAATATTTCGGATAATCTCCATAAAGCGGACGACGCCGTTAAGAGAAATAAAGCGTATCAGTCCTTCATGAAGAGTGTGAAGAATAGGAAGATTAAGAATTCTGTGGTCCTTAGAAGTGATGAGTATGAAATCGACAAACGGCATAATTTGCCGGCAGGACGCGGATAAAATATTATTCCTCCACCTCAATAATTTCGTAATTCGCTGTAGCTCCATCCATTTCTTCTTCATAATCACCAGGGTTCATTGCCCATAGATCTGCGGCACCCGCGTTGAAATCATCTACCATAACCCAGGCCGCGGATTCTGCCTCTTCATATGTTGCATAAGTTCCGTCCTGTTCGTAACCATCGAAGATGATTTTGTACATCTCAATAATCTCCTTTCATAACTTAGCCGAGTGTTGGTCGGCTTTGTTTATATGACCATTATACGCGAGAAACTGGAAAAGATACACAGTAAAAGTTGAAAAAAATAGATAGGCTATTGCTGCCTTTTTAGAAATAATAGAATCTTATATGAAAAACGTGGAGATGAATTGAGATGATGTACGAGTCGAACTATTTGATGCACTATCGGACGAAAGGCTCCAAGAACGGAGTGCGCCGTTATCAAAATGAGGATGGAACGCTTACTGCCGAAGGCCGTGAACATTACGGAATAGGAGAAGCTCGCAGCAGAACCGGTCAGGTATCTCCAGCAAGTTCATCCTCTCATAACTATAAAGTCCGGAAATATGGAAAAGCTTCCACAGGAATGCTTGAAAAGAGGCCTCAAGAGCTGAGCAAAAAAGAGCTTCAAACCCGGAAAACAAGAGCGAAGAGACTTCTTAAAACGGCGGCGTTGGTAGGCGTTGGCGTAGCGATTGGATATGGCGTGCACAGGTACAATAAAACGACGGATAATCTGATTCAAACGGCGAAGAACCAGGTGCACGAGCGCTACAAGAGCACAGAATCTTTAAATAAAACTGCTCAGGATCGGGCAAAACACGCAATGTGGAGACAGCATGATATTCAGGCTGTTAACTCCAGATACGCGGCAAAGAAAGTGCTTAATCTGAAGGGTTATAAAGCGACCCGACAGTTTATTAAGGACAATAATCTTGCCAAAAGAAAAATGAGCGAAATCATGGAGAAACGTACTGGAAAGCTTGTTGAGGGATATCAGAGGTCAAAAATGACAGGGAAATTTAAGCCTTATTCTGAGCGTAAGCGTAGACGTTATGCCGAACGTGCCGCTCGGAGCATGAAGAATATATAGAAATTGCAAATATTGTGGGGGATATATGGCGATGATTTATGAAACAAATTCGCTTCAGCATTATGGTATCAAAGGCCAGAAATGGGGTTCGAGGCGTTTTCAGAACGAAGACGGAACTTTAACGGCTGAAGGCAAGACGAGATACAGCGGAAGTAACGTTGGGGCTGCGCTTAAGGATCTACATGATAAATCCGTTAAAAAGGGTCCCGGAAGGGTGACTAATAACGGACCGATGCGCGGAATGGGTCCTAAGACGAACGGCGTTTATGACCGGCCGGACGGCACAAAAGATACAGATCGTCTGAAGAAAGACGCCAAGAAGGACGCTGAAGATATGGCCCGGGCTAAGGCTTACTATGGCGAGGGAGCTGGGACTCGAAGAAAACAGATTCGTAACCGGATCAGCGAGCGGATGAAGGATCCTGATTATAAGGCTGAATACGAGAAGCATCTGGCCGCCCAGGATATGTCAAAGCACCAGAAAGCGGCCAATCGGGAACGTCATGCACAAGATGCCAAGAATACTGTAGCCAAAACGGCAAGAGGCATAAAGAACTTGATCATGGGAGTAGGTTCGGCGTCTTTGACCGCTGTAGCACTCTACAACGCGGCAAAAATGGTTGGGGCAGATAAGGTGATCGCTGACGCCGGAAAGAAGCTTCTGAATAAGATTAGGCGGTGATTCCATGGCTCTTACATTACAGGAATGCATAGAAAAAATAAAAAAAGAATATCCGAAACATTACCCTTATACCTTCATTGAGGTGAACGGGAAATACATTTTTAATATTGTACAGAAGGGTTATGACCCGCATAAGGCTATCAGCGATATGCACGTCGTTGATCCGGATACCGGTTTTATCAGCGGCGGCATTTCCATTATGGAATTCCTTAAGGATCCGAGTTTCCGTGAGAAGTGGAAAAAGCCAAACCTTGTTGCCAATCACGAAGAGAGCGTCAGTCATTCCTCGCTTTATGGCTGTGGAAAAGGCAAACATGGATACGGTGTTCGAAAAATTCAAAATGGAAGTGACAGCGACCCTTTTGAGCGTTCGTCTTCTGAAGTAAGTAATGGATTTACTTACGGCGGGAGCCTGTCACATCACGGAATCAAAGGACAGAGCTGGGGAACTCGCAACGGTCCGCCTTATCCGCTTGATCAGAAGACACACAACAAAGTTGTTAAGAATGCCAGTAAGGTCGGAAACGGTTCAGCAAAGTATGACTCGGAAGGCGGAGCGCGCACAGGGCTTATTCCGGAGCTTGTCACACTTGCCACGCTTGTTGGCGTAAACCTTTATTTAAGCAATCCTAAAGTTCAAGATCGTAAAAAGAATAAAAAACAGCAAAAGTACTATGAAGGGAACAAAGCACTTTCTGAAGATCTTCTTGGCGATATGGTCGACATGGACAAACAGTTCAGCGACGACAACCCTCCAAAGCTAATTACCGGAAAGCACAGTATCGAGGATGATATGCTTGCCTGCAATCCAAGGTATAAAGAAGGCGTTGTTCCCGGGACAAGCTCAAACTGTACGCTTTGTGCCTTTACTTATGACATGCGTCGCCGAGGATATGACGTCGCCGCGCTTGCGAGTGAAACTGGGAATTATCCGGATCAGATCATCAAGGATCTCTATAAAGACGCAAAGGTAGACAATATTAAAGCCCGTAATTTCACAGACATGTTTAAGAAGGCGGCTGAAAAGTATCCGGAAGGAGCCCGCGGAGAACTGCATTTAACCGCTCCCTTCTTTGCACACAGTATGGCCTGGGAGATTAAAGACCATCAGTTGGTTGTTATTGATCCTCAGCGAAATGAGAAACACACGGCCCAGCAACTTCAGGAATACGGTTTCTATTCTAACAATGACCAGAACGGATTCATCCGAACTGACAATCTGGAAGTGAATATGCCCGGGATCAATAGGGTTTGCGCCGAGTATAAGTCTAATGGACTGAAGACTGCTAAATCGGAACGAGCTAAATCAAGCTCTTCGAATGCAGATTCTTCTCAGAACAGAGACAGCAAAGCGGCAGCCGGCGTAAAGAAACTAAGCGAAGCTGAGCGAATGCGGAACTACAAGGAACTGTATTTGAAAGAGCATCCGAATGCGGATCCTAATTCGAAAGCTGTTCAGAACTGGGTGGACGCTCAGATGAATAAATAAGGGGTGGACGATATGCGCTGGGAGAGCGAAGTGAAACACGCAGAGCTGACTCCAGCGCAGACCTGGAGGTTCAAAGATGATGGCAATTTTGGTGGTCGTTCTCTGCTGACTCCTGCTTCTAATACGTTGTCCCATCACGGTGTACCCGGAATGCACTGGGGCATCACGACGAAGGAATACGTCAAGAAGGGTTACAACACCATCGCGAGACGGCAGGCCATCCTGAAACAGAAACGAAAAGCTGAGGCGAAAGCGCAGTTTGAGGAAGGCTATAAGCGTGGACAGCGTGTCGCGTCCGACACTTATTTCATCAAGAAAAAAGTCAGTGACGTTCTTGCGAGAAAAGAAGCCAAGAACAAGCAGAGCTTTTCTGACCGGGTCGTCGATAAAGGTACGGATTTCGTTCTTAAGAAAAGCGGTCTTGACAAGATAGCTAAGGAATACGGTGTCGATTCGTTTCTTCCAAAGGCGAAGGATTTTCTGAAAGAGCAAAAAGACAAAGGACTCGATAAGATTTACGATACGCTACAGGATGAAGAAGGTCAGAAAAAGATTCAGGAAGCGGTCAACTACGTTTTAACGGGTCGGGTGACCAAGGGAATCGTTAAAGCTACTTCGGCTGTGGCTTCGTCGACAAGACGAAACGTGCCGAAAGTCAGAAAAGCAATCGGCCGCGGAATTAAGGCATCAGGAAAGGCGGCTTTATCCGGAGCTAAAGCCGGATACAGATATCTTCGTACCGGAAACCCGACCGGGGCACAGCGGATCCACAATAAAATACGAACTGCCGAGCAGATAATTTCAAAGGCCGGGAACGCAACTGCCGATGCTATTTCAAAAGGCGCGAAGGCAACCCATCGCGGCGCCAGAAACGCTCAAAGACAATTGGATGAACTTCTGGCCAGACGACGCAGAAGAGCATAATGATACAGAAGAGAGGGATTCATATGCAGTGGGAATCCACGGTATTTACATATGGCGGCGCAAGACAGCCGCCTGAACTTGCGCATTACGGCATCAAAGGCCAGAAGTGGGGCCAGAGGCGCTTCCAGGAAGAGAACGGTACGTATACGGCTGCCGGGCGTGAGAGATATAGAAAGTCGTCCGGATCTTCCGGCAAAACCGGTGGCATAAAAAAAAGCAAGACTCGCGGGGCGGACGAAAAAGACCGCCGGCAATGGAAGGCTAAAGACGCTTCAGATCTTTCTGACGAAGAACTTAGAAAGCGCAATAATCGTCTGCAGGCTGAACAGAATTACAAGAACAATATGACGCCTCAATGGAAGAAAGACGCTAAACAGTTTAACAAAAATGCTGTTCAGGAGGCTGTTAAGAATATTTTTATTGGCACCGCTGTGACGGCGCTTGCGGCAGTTATGGCAAAAAACTATAAGAAAGCAGGCCCGGTTATAGCTAAAGCCAGTAAGGTCGCAATCAACTCGATCAAAAGCTCAATTAAGAATCGTAAGACGGTTGTTGATAAAGCGGCCGATCGATATTCACACAATGCTCGTAACCGTAAAGAGAATCAGCGTGAATACAGTTATAAACCTTACAGCCGTAACGGATTTGGTGTTCAACAGAACTGGCCGAGCGTGAATACAAACGGCAATAAATCAGGCAAGAAAAAAAATGATCGTCTCCGGGGGTGATGCGGCTTGAGCGAAAGTGAAATGAAACAGGAAGCGATGGGGCTTGGTACACGGCTTAAGCACGCATGGAATGCCTTTACTGGAAAACAGCAGCAGGACATGTTTACTCGGCCGGATTACGGCACCGTCAGTTATACTCGGCCGGATCGGGTTCGATACCGCCTTGGAAACGAACGGAGCATTCTGGCCAGCATCTATACCCGGATCGCGATTGACTGCGCCGCTGTAGACATTCAACATGTTCGTTTGGACAATGAAGATAGATTCCTTGAGCGGATTGACAGCGGACTTAACTACTGTCTTGGAACCGAGGCCAACATCGATCAGACCGCGCGTGCTTTTAAGCAGGACCTGGTCATGAGCATGCTGGACGAAGGCGTCGTCGCCGCGGTACCCGTGGACACGACTCATAACCCGATGGAGACCGGAAGCTATGACATCCAGACCATGCGGACAGCTCAGATCTTTGAGTGGCGCCCGAGGACGGTTGGTCTCAGGCTGTACAATGATCGGACAGGTAAAAAAGAGGATATTTACCTGCCAAAAGATCAGGTCGCCATCATCGAGAATCCTCTTTATGCTGTTATGAACGAGCCGATTTCCACGTTGAAACGGCTCATTTATAAGTTTAATCTCCTGGACGCTGTGGACGAGACGACCTCAAGCGGAAAGTTGGATCTGATCGTGCAGCTCCCGTATCCGATTAAAACCGAGATGCGGAGACAGGAGGCCGAGAAGCGGCGAAAAGACATCGAAACGCAGCTGACCGGCAACAAATACGGAATCGCCTATACGGATGGTACGGAGAAATTCACGCAGCTCTCCAGGCCGGTTGAAAACAAGCTCATGGACCAGATCGAGTATCTGACGAGCATGCTATACAGCCAGTTGGGGATGACGAAGGAAGTCTTTGAGGGAACCGCTGATGAGCGCGTGATGATGAACTATATCAGCCGTACAGTCGAGCCAATCGTATCCGCCATTTCCGACGAATTCAATCGGAAGTTCCTGACCAAAACCGCGAGAAGCCAACATCAGCGCGTGATGTACTTCAACGACATCTTTAAGCTGGCTACGGCAGACAGTATGACCGCAAACGGTATCCAGCTGGTGACGGGCGAAGTCATTACCAAGAATGAGCTGCGGCAGCGGATGGGGTACAAGCCGATTGAAGACCAGGGAGCGGATCAGCTGATGAATCCCAACATCAATCCAGGAGGAGGCATGGATCCCGGAGAAGACGTTGGAGCAGAAGCTGTTCCGGCAGACGCGGAGAACGGTGAGAGCGCGGAAACCACGCTCGCGGACATGAAGGTATCTGACATACCATAAACCTTAAGCAAGGATCGCGGACTTCAAAATGGAAGTCTGCTTTTTTGTTTTTGGGAAAAATACAGAAAGGGTAAGTAAGGATGAAGAAAAACAAATTCGACTTCAGCGGATGGGCGACGAAGAACGATCTTCTGTGCGCTGATGGCAGAACCATTCGGAAAGACGCCTTCAAAGACGACGACGGGCGAACGGTTCCGCTGGTGTACCAGCACAATCACGACGACCCCACCCGGGTCATCGGCCATGCTCTGCTGGAAAACAGGGAAGACGGCGTTTACGCCTATTGCAGTCTTAACAATACAGACATGGGACGCCATGCCA